GGTTACAAAACGGGAATCGGGGCTCAAGAACTTCCAGAATACCCTGATGGAGTTGAGGAAGGTCGAGGTGCTAGTCGGCATCCCGCAGGCGACCGCCGATAGGAGGGTGGTCAAGGGCAAGAGAACGAAGATCAACAACGCAGAATTGCTCTACATTCACACCCACGGCAGCCCGATCCGCCACATCCCGCCGCGACCGGTCATCGAGCCCGCGATCCAGGCGAGCGGGAACAAGCAAGCCATCGCGAAGGAATTGAAAGACGCGGCGACGGCGTGGATGAACCGAAAGCCCACGGAGGCGAAGCGATTCCTCCAGAGGGCCGGGACGGAAGCGACGAACCGCTGCAAGGCGTGGTTCACCGACCCAAGAAACGGCTGGGCGCCGAACGCTCCTTCGACGATTGCCAGGAAGGGGTCGGACAGGCCGCTCATAGATTCCGGGCAACTGCGGCGCTCGATACGCTGGGTATTGAGAGGATTTGAGAAAATGACTTCCGTCCAAAAACGGGAGCAAATGAATATCAAGCTTAGGGGAAGGCCGTGATTATTTACAAGGCGCGAAATCTTGTAAGCGGAAGAATATATGTGGGGATGACGCGCCAAACTCTTGAAAAACGGATCGGCCAACACTTTCGGTCGGCTAAAAAGACCCCCTTCCGTGATGCCCTCAGAAAGTATGGGACGTCGGGATTTGAGTTTTCTATAATTGATTCAGCCGCCGACTGGACTGAGTTGCAAGAGAAAGAGCGCCACTGGATAAAGGAATTGGATTCTAAGCATCCTTCTGGCTACAACTTAACAGATGGAGGAGATGGACAGCAAGGCCTAACAGATGAGACTCGGGAGAAACTTTCACGAGCCAACCGAAATAGAGTTGTTTCTGAGGAAACACGCCGAAAAATGTCTAAGGCGCAGAGGGCAAGAGTGTGGACAGGGGAGCAGAGGCTTGAGTGGTCTAAGCGGGCTACGCTCAGATTTAGCGGGATCAAACTAAGCGATGAAAGAAAGCTCCACATCTCCGAATGCCAGAGAGGGAAAAAGCGCGGTCCGCACTCCGAAGAAACGCGCAGAAAGATTTCGGAAGCTCACAAGGGAATGGCTCCTTCAGAAGAAGCACGCCAGAAAATATCAGCAACGCTGATGGGGAACCGTCCGTGGAACAAGGGAAAGCGACTTTCTGAACAGCATTGCAGTCATCTTTCCTTATCTCACATTGGGAAGAAGCATTCAGAAGAGACGAGGCTGAAGATGTCAGTCGCGCACAGAACACGAATATGATCGATCTCTCGATGGTGGTCAACGCGAACGAGTTCGCCCAGCCGTACCAGATCGTCCGGTCGAACGGCGGCTCCTATGTCGATGGCGTGTGGACTCCGAACACTGAGACGGTCCAGGGGTTCGGGACGATCACTCCGGCGACTCCGAAGCAGATCGAGATGCTCCCCGAGGGCGACGTGGTGACGAGCGCGATGGCGTTCCACTCCGAGGCCCCGATCTTCACCACGAGGGAGAACGGGGAGGACGGCCAGCCGGGGTCGAGCGACATCCTGGTCTGGAGGGGGAAGAACTTCCGGGTTCTCCAGGTGCTGGAATACTCCGATTACGGCTATTTTTTGGCGATCGCCACGCGGATGGACATGGGGTCATGAGCAACACGCAGTATCCCGACAACACGGTTCTTTCCTCCGACGCGTTGAGCATCGCGGGGATCGGGGGAGTCCTGCAGCCGCTCACGCTGGGGATGCTCGGCCAGCAACAATCCTCGACCTCGAACCTCGTGCGCCTCGGGTGGCCGAGCGAAGGCGCACCCTTCCAGCAGCGGACGGAGGACGTCTGCTACCTGCTGTGCACGGAGTTCGACGCGGACGACTACGACCAGATCAGAGACAGGGTGATGGTGCCGACGCCGGGCGACACCGAGGGCTTGACCGTCACCGAGCAGGACGCATACACGCGGGTTTGGAGAATCCACTGGATCTTCTACGGCCCCAATTCCTGGGACAACGCGCGCATGCTGAGGTCTTCCCTCTATCAGGATTATTTTTGTCAGCAGCTCGCCGGCAAAGGGTTGTTCCCCGTCTCTGCGTATCCGCGCCCGGTGCGTGTTCCCGAGAACCGCAACGGGCAGTGGATCGAGAGGGTCGATTTCGAATGCCAAATGTACGAGTTCGTGCAAGAGAGCATCGCCGTTCAGACGGTCGAGAGCGTCGAGGTGGTCGGCAACATCCCCACCGGACAAGTCTTCGACACGACGGTGGAAGGCGGGTGAAAACATGAGCGTCGGACCTCTTTCGGTCAACAACATCATCCAGGTCTCGGTCTCGGCGGCGAAGGCCCCGATAGCGGCGGAGAGCTTCAACCAGGGGCTCATCGTGGGGCCGTCCACGACCATTCCGTCCTACGGAACCAACCCGCGCATCCGGCAGTATTCGAGCCTCGCCGGCATGGTGGCCGACACCTGGTCGACGACAGCGCCGGAGTATCTCGCCGCCACGCTCTATTTCGGGGCGGCCTCCGGCCCCGGCTACGTCTACGTCGGGCGCCAGGACCTGACCGCCATCCAGACAGCCGTGCCGCACAGCGGGGCGGCGGGCACGGGCTACAAGGTCGGAGACCAAGTTGGGGTCACTCAGGGCTCGGCCTCGAACGGGGTCCTCACCGTCCTCACCACGAACCCCTCGACCGGCGCGGTGCTCTCTCTCGGGACGACGATCGGCAACCAGGGCACGGGCTATTCCGTGCAGGCGGACCTCGCGACGACCAACGGGAGCGGGACCGGACTCTTCGTGGACATCACGGCGGTCGGGGAGACCTACCTCCAGGCGGTCGAGGCCTGCCAGCAGGCGAACGCGAACTGGTACGGGTTCATGTGCTGCAACGCCTCCGACACCGACCACCTGCAACTGGCCGAATGGGCCACGGCCAACTGGCAGGCGGCCCTCTACATCGGGACGACCTCGGACTCCGCCGTCGTCTCGGGAACGGCGGGCAACATCGCCCTCCAGCTCCAAGCCCTGAACTGCTACAGCCTTCTGATCTACTCGACGACTCAGGGCGGGAACTACACGAACAACGCCTACTCCGCCGCAGCCGTCCTGGGCCAATACTGCGGGCTCAACACGGGGCTGGCGGGGAGCGCCTTCACGCTCAACCTTCAGACCATCAACCTCGTGGCGCCGGAGCCGCTGACGCAGACCCAATACTCGACGCTGAAAGCGGCGAACTGCAACGCGGTCATGACTTTCGGACCTCTGATTGGGGTCTTCTCCAGCGGGGTCTTGGGGGGAGGGCTTTTCTTCGACCAGATCTTGTTCCGGGCCATGCTGGTCAACATGATCCAGGTGAACGAGCTCAACATCCTGACCTCGGTCCCGAAGGTCCCGCAGACCGACCCGGGCGAGCACCAGCTCATCAACGGAGTCGATGCGGCGTGCTCGACGATGGTGGGGATCGGCTACATCGGCCCCGGATGGTGGGTGGAGGGGAACTACAGCCTCCCCGGCGGGGTCAACATCTCTTACGGCCAGGCCCTCCCGCAGGGCTATCTCGACCAGGCGCAGTCCTACGCCTACCAATCGCTGGCGAACAAGCAGGCGAGGCAGGCGATGCCGATCTACTGCTTCTACAACGAGGCGGGCGCCGTCCATTCGGTTTCGATCTCGGTGAACGTGCAACTCTAGAAAAGATAGAATTAAGCCATGACGAACTCGATCATCACGATTTACCTGATTCGGTGCTTGGCGAACGGAAAGGTCTACGTCGGGCAGACGAGCAAGGCTTTTGAAGAGCGGTGGCGCCGGCACGTCAATGACGCACTCGAAGGAGAGAGCGGCTGCCCTATTTTCTACCGGGCCATCAGGAAATACGGGCCAGAGAATTTCGAAATTCGAGCACTTTGTTTCGCCGAGAATTGTGCTGAGGCAGACTTCCTCGAAGAATCCTTCATCAGCCGCTACGACAGCACGAACCCGCAGAAGGGCTATAACATCAAGCCCGGAGGAAGGACGCTGATCGGGTTTAAATTCTCCTCTAAATCTATCGCTAAAATGAAAGCATCGGCCCTTCGTTACTGGTCAAATCCAGAGGCGCGATTGAAGAAATCGAAAGGCATGACAGGAAAGGCGAATGCTGCCGGGAAGAGAACCGAAGAACAACGACTCAGAATTCTTGCAGGTTCAATAAATCGATGGGCTAATCCCGAAGCTCACCGAAAACAAAGTGAAGCACTAAACAAGCCCGGAGTTCCTGAAAAGCGGTCAAGGGCGTTGAGGGCGGCTCTAGCTAAACCAGAATCAAGAGCCAAGCGGATCGGCAATCAGAACGCTGCGATACAACGAAAAATGAATTCCTCATTGCAGCGAGGCCTAGAGTTAGTAGGAGATATAATCCAAGCTACAAATGGCTCATGTGAGATCGTCGGGACCAAGAATTAGGGGAGGTGCGAAATGGGGACTTTTGGCATTCCGAGCTTAGGTGGCATTGCTGCAAGCCTGACTGGACTTCTAGGCCAGAAAGCTATCCAAACTACTTATTCTTTTCGGGATCTCGTCGGAGCCTTGACCAACCCCGCGCTTCAGGCCGGATTCCCCATCGTCGGCGGCAACATCGGCACCGGAACGATCACCATCCGCATGATGACGCAGCGCACCGAGATGGACACGGCGGCCGACGGCGTGGTGATGGGCTCCTACGTGGCAGGCGACAGCGCCGAAGTCACCATCGAGATGCAGCAGACCTCCTCTCTGCACCACGCTCTGGTTGACCTTTACAATACTCTGGTCACCGCCGCCAACGGAGGTGACGTGTCGAACTGGCTCTCGACTACGCTTGCCTTCCGGACGATCCTCGACGGCAGCGGCCACTTCATGTCCGGGGTCGGCTTTCAGAAGCTCCCCGACAAGCCCTATGCGGCGAGGGGCCAGAACGTCACTTGGACGTTGCTGGCCGCTTCGTGTGTCAACATGTGAGGTGAGAATTGCGAGCGAGAACGACCACGATAGAGATCGACGGAGCGACTTACCAGCTTTCGAGGTTCGGACCGGAACTCGGGAGCTTCATCGTCAACCTGCTGCTCGGAGCAGCCCTGAAGAAAGCGGCGCAGTTATCCTCGGGGGTCCAGGAGCAGGAAGCGCCCGAGAAGCCGCCGGAGGACAGCGGGAGGGGTTTGATCCAGATCGCCCTCATGGGCGGGCTCGGGCGGGAAGAACACGGCCTGATCTTCTCGGAGTGCATGAAGAAGATTTCCAGGCTCGAGGGACCGGACGGGCAGAAGATCCCGATGCCGATCGTCAGCGCGCGCGGCGACTTCGCGGCGAAGGATTTAGAGGATGACTTGCCGCTCCTGACGAAACTCCAGATCGAGGTCCTGGTCTTCAACTTCTCGGATTTTTTCGCGCGAGGGATCGGGTCGGCCCTCGACCGGAAATAGGGTTCGAGCCCGAGCCTTACCCGACCCTTGACGGTTACGCGTTCCGGCCCGTTGCGGCTGGCCTTTGGAAACAGCATGAACTCTGGGACGGAACCTATGATTTCGGGGATTTGTTGGACGTTCACGAATACCTCGACACGAAGGCCTCGAACGAATGGCGCCACAAGGAGTGGGTCGAATCTCAAAAGTGACGGCTGCCCAGCGAGCGGGCGGCTTCTCCATCTTCTACCCCTCCCAAAACATGCCAGCCGAGGGAGGTGATCTCCTTGGCCGGTAACTGGATTTCCGCACATCCAATCAGCTTACGGAAGGATTAAGCTTGGCTACGTCGTGGTTGTCGGAGTACTTAGTAAAACTCGGTTTCGAGACAGACCAAGCGGCTTTCAACCGCTTCGCCATGTCCCTCCGCGACGCCGAGTCGCTCATTCAGAACAAAACCTCTTCGGTCCTCTTCAATTTCCTCAAATGGCAGGCCGGGCTGACGGCGGGCTTCGCCTCCATCGGGGCTGGTTTTTTGGGCATCGTCGACAAGGTGGCGATGTCCGACCAGGAGTTCCGGCTGCTGGCCCTGCGGATGTACACGACGACGGCGCAGGCCAGGGAGTTGAAGCTGGCGATGACCTCGCTTGGCCAGCCTCTGGAGATGATCGCCTGGGACCCCGAACTCGCGAGGCGATTCGGACAGCTCGTCAAGGACCAGCAAACGATGACCGAGCAGTTGGGGCCCGACTTCGAGCGCCAGATGCTCCGCATTCGGGACGTGCGGTTCGAATTCAACCGCTTCGGGATGGAGTTGAAGTACCTCACGATGTTCGTCGTTCGGGATCTTGGAAAAGTCTTGGGCGTGAATATCGACGACATCGCAGCCAAGTTGAAGAATTGGAACAACTGGATCATCGCCAACATGCCGCAAATTTCTATTTGGCTGGAAGAGAAGCTGAAGCCGATCCTCAAGGACGTGAAGGGCGTCCTCTACGATACTTGGAATTTGCTCAAAATGACTGGCGCCGCCTTCACCGATATGGTCGGAATTCTTTCCGGCGACAAATCTCTCGAGGGAACGACGGTAAGCTTCGACAAGATGGCGACGGCGATCCAGCATGTCATCGGCTGGATCAAGGATCTTATCGAAGACCTCATTCGCGCGGAAGAAGCTGTCATCCACGTCGCGAATGCCGCAGCCGCCGTGAAAAACAGAAAGTTTGGAGAAGCCAGAAAGGAACTCCAGGCCGCTCTCGGAGTCTCGACTCAGGGGTCGATGGCCGTGACGGGCGCTATCGCGGGAACGGCGATGGCGGGAGTTCCCGGAGGAATTATCGGAGGAGTCGGAGGCTATCTCGCCGGGATACCGGGCGAATACAGGAAGCTTTCGCAGCAACTCCAGGCTAATCAGATCGAAGAGATTGCCACGACAGCGAAATACGCTTCTTCCAGGCTCGGAATCCCTTGGCAACTCATCCTCTCCCAGTGGTTGCATGAGACGGGAGGATTGACGGATTACAAGGTCGATGCTATGCACAACCTCGGGGGAATACGGAAGGGCGGCCAATACCAAAGTTTCGGATCGTTCAGGGATTTCGCGGACAAATACATCTCCGTCCTGTCCGGTCCTCAATTCGCTGGGATCCCCAAACCCGGAACCCCGGAAGAGATGGCTGCTTATCTCAAACAAGGGCATTATTATGAGGACCTCCAGAGCAATTATGCCGCGGGGCTCAAGCGATGGTCTCCGGCAGCAGCGAGCATCGAGAATCATATCAGCGTCTTAGTGAACGTGACTGAGCCCAAGGCTACGGCTGACGAGATTGCCCACAAGACGGCTAACGCCGTCGCGGAGAAAACTTCTAGCCAGGCGCAGCGCAACATGACCGAGTTCGGCTATACCGGAGTGAGTTACTGATGTATAGGCCTCCACAATGGGTAAGCGGGCCGCAAATCGCGCAGACCGTCGTCGTGGTGTTTCCAGGCCAACCCACTAAGGCGCAATACAGTTCTCAGGGGATCACGGCGACCCTTCCGACCTCTCAGACGCAATACGTCTTTGATGCCGTCCTGAGAGTCGGGCACGAGCAGTCGGTGACGAAGACCCAGCAGCCGATCCAGACCGGCGCCGCAGCCTCGGACCACGCCTACGTCAACCCGGCGAGGCTGCCGATCGAGGTGGGGATGTCGGACGCGATGGATGCCTACGCCGCCGGCCTGTGGGTGGGGGCACGAACGAAGAGTATCAGTTGTTTTCAGGTGATGACGGCGATGCTGTTCGCCAGAATCCCGATGACGGTCTATACGAAGCTCCGGACCTACGCCAACATGATCGTGGCGAGGATCACGGCTGAGGAGACGATGAAGACGGTGGCGGGGTTGAGGATGCGTGTCGAATTCGAGCAACTCTTCGTCGCCAACACCGAGACAGTCCCGGACAGCGCGAGGCCCCAGGACACGGATTCGACGGACATCGGGACAGTCACCACGTCAGCCCCGACTCAGGGACAGATTTCTCAGCACGAGGTTACCGAGCCCGTTTCGGCGCACGTCCAGGGGCTCATGCCGTGGTCGAGCGACCCCCTCTCGCCCGTCCCGGCGCATTAGGAGGAGCGTGGCTCAGATCATCAACCTCACTTCGGCCCCGAACCAGAGCTTCGTCGTTCAGCTTCAGGTCGACGACGCCCCGCTGACGCTCCGACTCTCCGTCCAGTGGTCGGCGATGGCGGGGTACTGGACGCTGACGGTTTTCGACGCGAACGGGGACCTCCTACTCGATTCAGTGCCGATGATCACCGGCTCCTACCCCGCGGCGAACATCCTCGGGCAGCAAGCCTACCTCCAGATTGGCAGCGCTTGCCTGATCAACAACGGGGGGACGGACACGGATTATCCCGGCATCGATGAGCTGGGCGGAAGCTACTCGTTGCTTTGGGACGATACTCCGAACTAGGAAGTTATGGGATCTTTCTCCACAATCCCGCTTTGGGGCAGGTCGTACAGCCTGACGGTGAAGTACGTCTCGGCCGACCAGACGCAGAGCGAGGAGATCATCACCAGCGACGCCTGGGAGCCCGAAGCCCTCAAAATCACCTTCGAGGTCCTCGAGAGCACGCTCCCCTCCCCCTACTGGTTCGCAGACATCACCATCTGGAACATGAATGACAAATCGATCCAGAACGCGCTCCTGAACGCTGTTTGGGCCACGCTTTCGGCCGGCTACCAGAGCCAGTCGGCGAACCAGTCGGCGCCGATGCCGCCCGGAGTGATTTGGGACGGAAGAGTCTTGCAGGTCCTCTTCGACCGCGAGAACGTGGTCGATTACAAGATCACCCTGCACTGCATCGCGACGATCCCGTTCATCGAGCAGGCGATCATGAACCATGCCTTCGGACCGCTGACCTCTCAGGCAAGCGTGGTCGCCTACATGCAGTCGCAGAGCAACGGAGTCTTCAAAACTCAGTACAGCCCGCTGGCGAGCCAGATGCTCGACCAGAAGCAATATCCCCGGGGGAAAACGATCTTCGGGAAGTGCTCGAAGTACATCTTCGAGATGGCCGACGATAACTTCCTCAATTCCTGGATGTCGGGAAACCAAGCCTACTTCACCCAACTCGACGCCGGGAAGGTCAAGCCCGACATCACCTACGCCTCCCCACTCCCCCCGGATTACGTCTCGGGAATCCCCGACAAGAGCGTCACGCGGAGCGTCATCGGGGTCCCGAAGCAGACTCCGTTCGGAGTCATCTTCCGAGTCTTCCTCGACCCGCGGCTGAAGGTGCAGGTCCCGCCCCTGCTCATCCAGCTGGACGTGCAGGTGATCTCTCAAATCAAGGTGCCGTACCCTCTGACACCCTTCCTGCCGCTCGACCAGAGCCGGCAATTCGTCGTCGCTCAGGTCAAGCACGTCGGAGATTCCCGAGGCCAGGAGTGGTCGACGGAGGTGACGGGCTACATGCGGGGTTACTGCCAGAACCTCTTGAAGGGGATCTTTCTTTCGACTTCGGGAGGTTCTCAATGAGCTTCACGCCGACGATCTACCCGATGACTCCACCGCAGCTTCAGGGAGCGGAGACTTACCAGTGGCGAGAGATCTTGAAGCAAGCCCTCTTCAACTTGAGAGTCGCGGCCCCGGCCATCGTGCAGTACTTCGACTCGTCGACGAACACCGTGACCGCGCAGATCGCAGTGAGCGAACTCGCGAAGACTCCCTTGGGGCCGATGTGGATGCAGATTGAGCCGATCCAGAAAGTCCCCGTAGCCCTTCCGTCCTGCGGGGGGTTCTCGGTCACGCTGCCTCTACAGCAGGGAGATGAGGGGTTGCTGGTCTTCTGCGATTCCTGCATCGATCTTTGGTGGCAAGATGGGGGGATTCAGCCTCCGCCGACGCTTCAAGGCCAAATCGCCACGCTTCCTCAACCTAACTTCGAGAGGAGGCGACACGACTTGACCGACTGTGTTTTCGTGCCCGGCGCGCGGAGCCAACCCAGGAAGCTCTCGAACTACTCTTCTTCCTCCCTCCAGATCCGCAGCGACGACGGGACGGTGGTCGTCGACGTCTCGGAGTCGGGCGTCAAGATCACCGGGCCGAAGGTCACACTGAGCGTGGGGAGCACGGGGACGGTTCAAATCTCATCGCTTCCGACCTACGCGAACAACGCGGCGGCGTTGGCTGCGGGGCTCGTGACCGGCGACCTCTATCAGACCGGGGGCCTGATCTTCAGCACGGTGGCGGTGGTGAGCTGAAAGGGAGGAATTTCGATGCCGAACGGAACGGTGCAACTCAGGCCGATGGTTAGGATCGTGATCGACTTCGACCCGAATACTCAGCAGATCAACGTCCACGGGCCGCTGAACGACGGCCCGATGTTCCTCGGGCTGATCGAGATGGCGAAGGTGGTCTTCTTGGAGACGCGGCAGAGGACGGAGCAATCCAGAATCGCGGTCGTTCCGGCGATTTTTCCGACGAAGCAGTAGGGTGTCATGGCGACCATCCAGTATTTGAGGCTCGATGCGGAAAACGACACGGTTTGGAATGGGCAGGCATCGCTGACGGACCTCTACGCCGTCACCCAAGCGATCCTGACCCGCCTGAACCTTTTCCAGGGTTCGTGGTGGGAGGACCTCAATCTCGGGCTCCCGATGTTCCAGTCCATATTGAGCAACCCGGGCACGCAGAAGAGCCAGGATGCCATCAATCTTCTAATCACGGCGCAGATCCAGGGCACGCCCTACGTCTCGGGGGTGGAGAACCCGACGGTATCCTTTAACCCGTCGAACCGGGCGCTGACTTATTCCGCGACCGCGATCACGGCCTTCGGGACGGTGCCGATCACCTTCAGCCCCGGCTCGCAAGCCCAGATTGGAGCGCAATCATAATGGGCGGATATTCAGCTCCCAGCATCGGACCCCCAGGCCTATCTGTTCCAAGCTACAGCGCGATCCTGAACTATCTCATTCAGGGTTACTTGCAGATTTACGGCCAAAATCAGTACGTTGCGAGCGACAGCCAGCCGTACCAGCTTTTGTCCCTCATCGCCCTGCTCGCGAACGACTGCAACCAGGGGCTCCAGCTCGCCTACAACCAGAGGAGCCCGGCCACGGCCGTGGGGAGCGGGCTCGACGGCATCGTAAAGATGAACGGCATCGCCCGGCTCCCCTATACGTTCTCAACCGCCGTCTTGACGGTCGTTGGGGCAGCGGGGACGGTGATCAACAACGGAGCGGCTCAGGATGTGAACGGATATCTGTGGGCTCTTCCGTCTCAGGTGACGATCCCAACCGGAGGGTCTCTTTTGGTGGCGGCGGTCTGCACGACTCCCGGCGCCATCGCTGCCGAGCCGGGAGACATCGACATCATCGCCACCCCGGTGGGTGGCTGGGCTTCTGTCACGAACGGCGCGGCGGCCGACGCCGGGCTCCCCGTCGAAGCGGATTCGGCCTTGAGGGCGCGCCAAGCCAACTCCGTGGCTCTTCCCTCGGAGACGAGGCTCGCCGGGACCATCGCGGCGATAGAAGCCCTTCCTGGCGTGGGGAGGTCGGCGTTCTACGAGAACCCAACGGCGGCGACGAGCGACGGCTCGACAGTCTACGGATACCCGGCCTACGCCCCGCTTCCCTCCGGGCTTCCCGCTCACTCCATCACCTGCGTCGTGGAGGGCTCGACTCAGTCCGCCATAGCGCAGGCCATCTATAACAACCGCGGGATCGGCCCGCTGACGAACGGGACGACGACGGTGACGGTGACGGACCCGAACACGAACCAGACGATGAACATCTCGTTCTACGAGCCGACCTACTACGCGATCTACGTCGGCATCCAGGCGCACGGCCTGGCGGGGTTCACCACCGCGACCTTGAGTTCCATCCAATCGGCCGTGGTAAATTACTTGAACGGCCTGGGGATTGGGGACGAGATCACCATCTCGGCCCTCTACGCGGCGGCGATGTCGGCCACCCCAAACCTCTCGAATCCCCAGTTCAGCATCAAGAGCATCACACTCGGCAACACCGCTCTCGCGGCGTTCACCGCCACGATCAACGCCAACGGGACCGGATACACGCTCGGCGACGTTCTGACGGTGGTCGAGGGTGGCGGAGCGAGCGGAGGGACGTTCACCGTGACTCAGATCACGGGAAGCGGGACGGTGACGGGGATCTCCCCGGTGGCGACCTCCGGGGGAAGCGGATACACGGTGGGGACGAACTACGCGACGACGGGGGGAACCGGACACGGCTGCTATCTCAACCTCACTCAGGTGGCGCCGACCGGGACGACCGACCTCTCATTGTTGTTCTATCAGGTGGCGCAGACTTCGGCGAACAACGTCGCGGTGGCGGCGGTTTAAGAGAATGAGCAACGGCGCGATCAATCCGGCGAACGACCCGAGAAACCCACAATGCAGTGGGCTACGAGGTTTTATACGGACCTCTTGGATTTGGAGAATTGCGTCTGGCGCGTTCTCTGGAATTCTGACGAAGTTGCTGTTCTCTTGTCAGGGGATGTTCCTTACTATATTTCCCAACTCTGGCCAGCAAGCAAATCCTGCACTCTCGATCTCCTGGGCGATCCGGGCGATAGTAGCAATTCGCTTCCGTCAATTCATGGCCATTTTTACAGTAAGTCTTTTTTCTATTCACCGGCCCTCGCGCAATTCTCTTTTTCCTTTTGTATTCAGCCACTCGCAACCGAATGCAGATTCGGCATTCTCTGCCGTTACCCGGCCTCACGCGAGTATTTTCTTCGGTAAATTCATGCCCATGAGGGCAATGAGTCTTTATCTGTCTCGGATGGCGATGATTCCTTTTCCACTCAGATGTTCTTTCAAGCGCGCAAGCTCGGCATTCTCGCTGGCCGTACCTATCTTGACGTTGATAGCAATTCTCGTCAGTCAATTCATGGCCCCGCTTGCAAAATGCTTTTCTTTCCCGAATCAGGGGAGCGATCCCCCTGAGCGCATTCTCCCTTATAGTTACGAATTCCAAATGATCCGGCCTCACGCAAGGATGAACTCGGCACAAATGATCGGGCTGAAAACCTTCGGGGATGGGTCCCTTCGTAATCAAAAAAGCGAAGCGGTGCGCCCTGAAGTTCTTGTATTTGACGGAAAATTGTCCATATCCGTCCTTGTCCTTGCCCGCAAGATAAATCCAGCAAGGTCCAAGCTCGGGGGAGAAGTCGGGAACGGGTCCGTTCTTGTCAACTTTTCCCCAAAAACGATCTATGGTGCTATTATCAAATGCGGGGATGGTTTCCTGAGTTGTCAGGTTCATGCGATAGCCGCCTCCACGGCTTCACAACCATCCCCATTCTATCATGGGAGGGATTCACATGTCTAGCCCTCCTAATCGAATCAATCCAGTAAATGATCCTAAAAATGAATCATTCGGAACGGGCTCGTGGGGCGGCGGCGGGTGGGGCAACCCCCCGATAGAGGCGCTTCCGATCGGATACTACTTGGGGCTCATCACGAGCTTCTACCAGTATCCGAACTCCCCGAAGTTCAACCAATTCCTGTACCTCTGCCTAAAACTTTTCAGCGACATCCAGCAGTGCTACGTCTCGATGGACCTGGCGTTCGACCTCGACGTGGCGGTGGGCGCTCAGCTCGACGTCCTCGGCTCCATCGCCGGAGTCTCTCGAACGGTGCCGTTCCAGCCGTCGAACTCCGTCAGTCCGGTCTTGGACGATGCGACCTACCGGGTGCTCATCAAGGCGACGATCTTCAACAACCAGTGGGACGGGCTCGTGGGGAGCCTCTATTCATTCTGGCAGAACCTGTTCCCCGGAGGGAAGATCGTCATCGTCGACAACCAGAACATGACGGCCAACATCCTGATAAGCGGGGCCTTCACGTCGATCCTCCAGGACTTGATCTCGCACGACATGGTCGTCCCGAGGCCAGAAACTGTCGGCTACATCTACGTCTTCGCGACGGAGCCGGTTTTTGGGTTCGACGCAGATAATTCTTATGTGGCGGGGTGGGACACGGGCCACTGGGCGTGAGGTAAAGCATGAGCACAAATTTTTTGGTTTTCAACCCGAATCTAGCGAACGCCGAAGATGATGCGCAATATACTGCGGATGCCCAGCGCTCCGGAGGGGCCACAACTAACTCGATCTTCGCGAGCGTTCTTGCCAACAAAGCCTTTTACCAGTGGTCAACGTTCGTCACGGCCTTCGCGAATATGCTGGCCGCGAAGGGCTACAGCACGAGCGACTCGAACCTCGGCGCCCTCGCCACCGTCCTGTCCAACATCCTCACCAACGCCGACATGCCTCTTCCAATCAGCAAGGGCGGGATCGGGGCAGTCAGCTTCCAGGCGGCCGGGCTGCTCACGACGAACCAACTCTCCAGCTTGGCGCAGATCATCTACAGGTTCGACCAGAAGGGGATGACGGTGAACGGGGCGGTCATCAACCTCTCTCTTCCCGGCTCGGGAGCCTACTTGGTGCGGGCCGAGGCGGCGATGAGCCTCACGACCGGGACTCCGTCTCTTTCCGTGAGCGTGGGTTGGGACCAAACCATAGCGGGGACTTCCACTTCTTACAGCGCGATAGTCATACCCTCTTTTGGATTCCCGACGTCCGGCGGAAGCTCTTCGGGGTCCGCGATGATCTTCGTCGATTCCGTCTTGAGCCTTACCGTGTCTGCGGCATGGAGTGCTGGCGGCGGAACCAGCGTCTACGATCTTCATGTGAGGGTGGAGCAACTCTGATGCGAAAATTCATGCTGGTTCTCGGATTTATCCTCTATGCGTCCAAGGCGCTGGCGCAGAGCAGCCCGACTGTGACGCCGAACATCCAACTCCAGGTCCCAGCCTACAACCAGTCGAATTGGCAGGTCCCGATCAACTACGACCTCAACCGGCTCGACCTCCTCTTATCTGGCGGGATCTCGCTGCCGAGCGCGAGCTTCACGGGGAACGTGACCGCGGCCGAGTTCTGCGTCGCATCGAAGCTCTGCATCGCCTCTTTCAGCGGGAACACGACGGAGGTGGTCACGGCCGGCACGCTCTCGGGAGCCTCCGGGACGACGGTCTGCATCGATTCGAATCTCAACATCACGACCACCGGGTGCGCGAGCGGCGGAGGGGGAAGCGGGACGGTAATCAGCGCCGGCCTCTCGATGCCGTCCGTCTTCACGGTGTCTGGAACTCCGATCACGACTTCGGGGTCCTTCAATGTCACCTGGTCCTCAGCTTCGGCGAACACGGTTCTCGGAAACTGCGGCACCGGTTCAGCTACTCCCTCCTACTGCTCGCTCACGGCCGCGATGGTGCCCACTCTGAATCAGAGCACTACCGGGAACGCCTCGACCGCGACCGCCTTGGCTTCGGCTCCGACCCAATGCTCGACCAACAACTTCTCGACGGGCGTGGCGGCGTCCGGCAACGCGAACTGCTCGCAGCCCGCGTTCACGAACTTTTCGGGATCGCTCGCCAGCACGCAGCTCCCCTCGGGCTGGAACCCGGTGTCCCTCGCAAACGGGGGGACGGGACAGACCACGGCGCCTGCATCGTACAACGCCCTCTCGCCCAACACGACCGAGGGCGACATCACCTTCTACTACCTTTCCGGGAATTCTCGCCTTCCGATCGGGGTGGCGAACACCGTCATGACGTCGAATGGGACTCTGCCGAGCTGGCAATTCCTCACGGGCAGCCAGTTCGGGTCGCAGATCGCGAACGTGATTTTCGGAAACTGCGGAGCGGGATCGGGGAACCCCTCTTTCTGCTCGATCACCCCGGCGATGGTGCCGACGCTCAACCAATCAACGACCGGCAACGCGGCGACCGCGACCAGCCTCGCCACAACCCCGACGGCCTGCTCGACCGGGCAGTTCGCCACCGGGATCGCGGTGAACGGCAACGCCCTCTGCGGCACTCCGGCGGGAGCTGGGAACGTGTCGAACTCCGGAACCCCGACGAACGGCCAGATCGCTATCTGGACCGGAGCCACGACCCTTCAGGGGCAATCGAGCCTTCCAGCATCCTTGATGCCAGCCCCGACGGTCTCCACCCTAGGGGGAGTCGAGGCGGTCGCGCAGACGGCGAACGAGTTCGTCCAATATTTGGACACGGCCGGGAACCTCCACCTCGCGCAGCCTTCGTTCTCGAACATCAGCGGGTTCGTCCTAAATTCCCAGCTTCCATTCCCGACTGCGACCTTGCCGGGAGGAGTTCTATCTTATACGTGCTCGACGGGGCAATTCGTGAATTCGCTCAACACATCAGGAGCGCTGCTCTGCGGCACGCCTTCGGGTGGAGGGAACGTCTCAACCAGCGGCTCGCCGAGCCAATACCAAGTCTCCGTCTTCTCGAACGGGACGGCCATCGGCGGGGTCTCGCCCTCGAGCACGGCAGGGATTCCCCTGGTTTCGAACGGAGCCTCATCCTACCCATCGTTCTCCACCGTCTCCATCGGAGGCGGTGGAACGGGGCAGACGACTCAAGCCGCAGCCTTTAATGCTCTAGCCCCGAATGTTTCCGAAGGATCGATGATCTATTATAATTCGGGGACGAACAAAGCCCTGGCCGTCGGGTCATCGAATCAATTCATCTACTCGAACGGCACCGACCCGGTTTGGGGCCCGCTGACAGGATCGGGGTTCGGGAGCCAGAGCCAGAGTTTGTTTCTCGCGTCTCCGAGCTCCGTGTCCGGAAACCCCTCATTCCGATCCATCGTCATCACGGATCTCCCCGGGAACGGGTCCACAATCTTCAACGGGGCCTCATGCCAGCTCGGAGGGACTTGCAGCATAGCCTTCCAGACTAACGGCAACGGCAATTCCAGCGTGACGGGGATCAACTTCGTGACCTCGACTTCGAACTCCGTGGGCTTGATCGCCACCCCGTCGAACCCGACTGGCAACCAGATCAAATTCGAGATCAGCGGAACTTATACGGGGACAGCTTCGACGGCGAGCGCTTTGGCTGCAACTCCGACGCAGTGTTCCGGGTCTTCCTTCTCGACTGGGATCGCGGCGTCCGGCAACGCCAACTGCGTTGGGTCCCAGTCACAGAATATGGTCTATGCTTCTCCGGCCAGCGGAACAGGCTCTCCATCTTTCCGGCTGCTCACTTCCGGCGACTTGCCCTCCACGATTGCCAGCAACACGTCTGGTAATTCCTCGACGGCTACCGCCCTCGCGGCGACCCCCGCGCAGTGCCCCGCGAGCCAGTTCTCGACCGGCATCGCGGCGAACGGGAACGCGAACTGTGGGATCCCGGCAGGCGGAGTCTCCGCGAGCGGGACCCCCGCCAGCGGCCAAGTGGCGCAGTGGACCTCGGCGTCGCAGATTCAGGGCACGACCATCTCAGCGATTCTCGGCAGCCAGGCCGCCAGCCAATTCTTCGCTTCCCCCTCCGGGGCGAGCGGGAATCTTAGTCCTCGCTCCATCGTGGCCTCGGACCTTCCCGCCTCCATCACTTCCAGCACATCGGGAACCGCCGCCACCGCGACGTCCCTGGCGGCCCTGCCGACCAGTTGCTCGGCTGGGCAAGTAGCGGCCGGGATACTCGCCAACGGCAACGCCACCGGCTGCGTAGCTACGGCGACGAACCCCATGACCGCGCTCGGCGACGTCATCTACGGAGGAACATCGGGAGCATCGACCCGGCTCGCTGGAAACGCGACAACGGTCAACAAGGTTCTAGTCTCGACTGGTACGGGAAGTGCATCCCAGGCTCCGGTGTGGAACAACAAGCCCGCGCTGGCTGTGGAGGATAACTGCGGGCAGGTCTGCAACGTGCTGCCTTTCGGCGCCGACCCGACCGGCGCGACAAGTTCGAGCGCGGCTTTCACTTCGACGATAGCCGCCCTGCCCGCCACCGGATACGACAGCAGCCACCGCGGCACCGTCCTGGTCCCGGCGGGGACTTATTTGATCTCGACCACCGTCCTTCTCCCGCCCGCCGTGATGCTGAGATGCGACCCGGGAGCCACGCTGTCGATCTCGGCATCTATAGGATTCGATCAGAACGCGTACGACGCGCTCGGAGTTCAAGACACGAACTGGGACGAACCCGGCGGGGTCGAAGGGTGCAACGTCCAAAAGTCGGGCTCGACTTCCCCGATGATAGCGATCCAGACCGGGGACGTCGGGGGGCTGCGCTACGAGCACAACTACTTCCTGAACTTCAGCGGGTCGGGCGACACGGCGATCCAAGTCGTCAACAAGAACTACTTCACGGAGCACGGGCGCTATCAGTCGAACCTCTTCGAGCAGTGCTCGAACTCCATCACGTTCAAAGTCGCCTGCGTCGCCTCGACGAACTGCAAGAATTCCTTTCTTTATTCTTGGATCGACATGACCCACCTGGGCACGACCTACGGAGCGGCCTCGAACGGGATCAACCTGGTCAGCGGGCCCGACGTGTCGGGAACCACGGTCGGAGCCCTGCTGGACAACAGCCACGTCAAGATCCACGCCAACCTCGACAGCGGCAGCGGATACAACCAGGCGATCGTCATGGTGGACTCGCTCTCGCAGTTCACCAACAATTTCCTGGACATAAACTGGGAAGACAACGGCAGCGACAACGCCAAAGCTTACTGGTTCTATTCGAACAACGGTTCCGCGCCGAACTGGGGAAACTTCGGGCTTGCGGGCGGAAATTCCTACCCCGCCAGCATCGGCACGATCCCGATGTCCGCGCCGCCCGTCAATTTGGTTTCTGACCCTGGCTTTCGGGACGGAAATGCGTACTGGACGCCGGGCTCGGGCTGGAGCGTCGGGTCGGGAGGTCCGAACGGGCTCAATTATTATTATGTGACCGGCACGGGCTCGGCGAGCACGGCAGGATACCTCGACAGCATCGCACAAGCGACGCCGAAGAGTTCGACGCTGTGCTACAGCCTCTACATCGACGCCAGCCACGTCACCTCGGGCTCGATCATCATCAGCCTCTCCGACACGAACCTCTCGGGGACAAATTATTCTTACGGCAGCGTCGCAGCGGGGTTCAAGGGGTCCGTCGGCAACGCCTGCTTCACCTCCACGTCGAGCGGGCTGCTGTTCTGGAGCATTCAGCCGAACGGCGCCACCATCGCCAGCGGGCAGCAACTCATCGTGAGCGCTCCGATGCTGTCCATCAACCAGCTTGAACCGTACATCGATTCTCAGGGCTCTCCGCAGCAGGGGCCCGCGCTCAGCAACGTGCTTTCCGTGACCGTGGGGAACGGGGAAAGCTCGACTGTCAACATCGGCTGCGCGACCATGATCCTGGTCACGGGTCCGTCGGCCAGCTTCCAGATCGACGGGTTCACCCTGGGGTCTTCTTGCGGCCCCGCGAACGGATGGCCCTTGACTGTCCTGAACATGACGACTCAGACCATGACGATCAACAATAATGATGCGAATGCCCCCACTGGAACGAAAATCTGGACCTACACCGGGGCGAGCGTCCCTCAGAACGGGGATCTGGGAAGCAGCTCGACCTACGTCTACGAGACCGAATATGGGTACTGGAGACTTCTGAGCCACATACCATGAGCATCGAGGCCGGCATGAGAAAATCATCGATCTTCGGATTGGCCTTCATATTCTTTGCGTCCTTGGCCTCCGCGCAGGTCAAAACCACCGTCACCGGCACCAACCTCGTGCCGAGCGGAGGAGCCCTATCGGGAACCGTCTCGATTCGCGGCTGCGTGTGGACGACCACCTCCGGGTGCTCCTCCACTCAGCCTTTCAAGTCGTCCGACGGGTACACGGTAGCGCCCGGCGCGCCCACGACGCTGACCCTCACGAGCGGGAGTTTCTCAGTCAGCCTCATCCCCAACTCCGGGTCATCTCCGACGCCGAGCTACTACGAGGTGGCCTTCCGCCTGCAAGCCAGCACGGGGCCGACGAGCTGGACTGAGTACTGGTCTGTTCCGTCCACCGGCCCGGTGGACCGGATGACGATCCAAGCCTACCCCTCACTGTTGAGCCCCATCGGCCTTCTGGGAACTACGTCAGGGGGGACCGGCACGGCCTGGGCCTGCCCATACTGCATTTTCGGGAACCCTGCCGGAATCAGGGCAAACCCGTCTTTTTCACCTCTGAGCGCATCCATGATGCCGGCTGGAATCTCCTTCTCGAACCTCGCGGCTCCGTCCGGATGCCTGGCGAACCAATTCCCGCAGTGGACCGGGAGCGGGTGGGCGTGCAATGTCTCCTCGGGTTCCGGCATCTCCTCGCTGAATGGCTTGACGTCCGGGACCCAGACCTTCTCGATCCCGGGCACGTCGGGGACATCTCCGAACTGGGTATCAGCCGGGTCAGCCCACACACTCAATATCCCGATGGCCTCAGCTCTGGGAGTGACTGCGGGGCTTCTCTCGAATTCAGATTACGCCTCGCTCTTCCCCGCGTCGTTCTCGAACATCGTCGCCCTATGGTCGGGGTGCACGAGCGGCTATCTCGAATACAACGGGACCTGCGCCACCCCCTCGGGAACATCCGTGAACTTCAACGGAGTCCAGGCCAGCAACCCCAACTTCAACGGGCTGAGCCCCTCTCCCGACTCCGGCTACACGGCAGCGACCTGGAAGGTCTCGGGAAGCAACGCCATCGCCGAGTTTCTCCTTCCAGCGACAGCCTCAAGCCAGGCGCACGAGTGGTTGAGCGCGTTCAACTCCTCGACGGGCCTTTTCACTCAGACGCAGCCACTAAGCACGGACCTTTCGGATTACGGATCCGTGAGCGGAGCTTTGTTTGGGAGCCAGTCTTCGAGTTACTTCCTGGCTGCCCCGAACGGAATTCCCGGCAATCCGTCCTTTCGAGCCATCGCCGCAGCCGACATCCCGACGCTCAACCAGTCGACGACCGGGAATGCTCTGACGTCTACCAGTCTTCAGGGCGGAGGCTTGGGCGCCGTCCCTTATCAATCGGGGCCGAATTCGACCTCCTTCCTAGCGGGCAACACATCGGCCACCGATGCGGCCCTGATATCGCATGGAAGTGGAAGCACCCCGAACGCTCCAGCATTCTCTAACTCGCCCGCGCTGAGCGCCGCGAACATGACGAACTTCCCCACGCTCAACCAGAGCACCACGGGGAACGCTGCGACGGCGACCCAGTTCTATGCGGCCCCCTCTATCTGCTTGAGCGGCTACGTGGCGCAGGGAGTGCAAGCGAACGGCAACGCGGTAGGATGCACTCCGACTCCGCCCTACCCTTCCGTGGGGATCGTCGTCAGTACCGGCTTGGGGTGGAACTCCTCGCTGGCGATCCCACTCGGTCCTGGCTCTGGAGGGACAGGCAGCGGAGCGGCGCCCGCCTCCGCGCAAATCCCGGTTGGCAATGGGTCTTCAGTCTACGTCCCGGTCACCATGAGTGGAGATTGCTCATTGGCTTCCTCCGGCTCCATCTCGTGCACGAAGACGTCCGGGACGGGCTTCGCTCCATCGGCCACGACAAATGCCTTGAACGCGACCAACATCAACTCCGGCACGCTTCCCCACGCCCAACTTCCCGCACTCGTATCCGCCGACATCCCAGCAAACTCGGCGAACACCAGCGGGAATGCGGCGACGGCGACCCTGGCGGCGACCGCAACGACAGCCGCGACGGCCGCAGCGCTGTCTGGGACTCCGGGGCTTTGCACTTCTGGATATGCCGCTCAGGGGATACTGCCAAACGGCAATGCGACCGGCTGCACGCTGATCAGCAGTGGGGGATCTTTCACCTATCCCAGCGCCGGGCTGGTCCTCAGCACCGGAAGCGCCTGGAACTCCTCGATCACCCCTTCGGGAGGATATCTTTTCTACACCGGCTCGGCTTACACTTGGCAGAGCCCCACGCTGGCGCAGACGATCTCGAATACTTCGCACGAGTGGCTGAACTCCTACAACGCTTCCAGCGGGTCCTTTACGCAGACTCAGCCTCTAAGCACGGACTTGTCCGACTACGGCAGCATCGCGAACGCAGCGCTCGCTCACTCGACGGTCGGAGTCTCGGGGACCTCGAGCGAGATCACATCGTCGACGTCCTCGGTCTCGCTCGGAGGCGCCACCACGCTAGCGGTCGCGAATCCGTTCACATTTCCAGGGAAAGCCACTCACGCAGCATCGACCACATCAGCCGCGAGCGCCAATTTTCCGACCGGAGCGGTGCCATCCTCTCCCGGCAGCGGAGATTTCTGGAATGCGAGTGGGATCCTGCAATTTTTCGACGGGACGAACACGAATTCCCTGACCACGATCCAGTCGGGGTTGACCGGAGGCAACCTCGTGCAGGCCAGCGGAACCCAGGGGCTGCTCTCCAACTCCGGTCTCGCCGTCTCTTCGGTCGTCACTCTCGCGGGCAGCCAGACGCTCACCAACAAGACGCTGACCAGCCCGACAATGACGAGCCCAACCTTGGGGGTAGCGACCGCCACTAGCCTCAACGGCCTTAGCTTGGTCTCGAATTCCACGGGGTTTTCTGTAACTGGCGGAACGACGGCGAAGACCCTCACGATGAGCAGTTCACTCTACCTGGCCGGCACGGACGGCACGACGATGACCTTCCCCTCGACCAGCGCCTCAGTCGCGCGCATTGACTCGGCTCAGACCTTCGCTGGAGTTCAGACATTCTCCTCTGCCCCGGCTGTCTCGGCGTGGTCAACTGCCGGGGTCGTGCATAACAGTTCGGCGGGAGTGTTGAGCACCTCTGCCGTGACTTCAGCAGATGCATCGGGGAACACTTCGGGCAGTGGGAATTTTTGTCTGGTCACAAATTGCGCCATGACTACGCCAAACCTCGGCACGCCGTCCGCGGCGGTGCTGACAGCCGCGACTGGCCTGCCCCTATCAACCGGAGTCACCGGAACGCTCGGCGCCACGAACGGGGGGCTTGGAAGCTCATCGTCGCCCTCTGGGGGCCAGATCCCCGTGGGGAACTCCGGGGGGACGGCCTACGCCCCTCAGTCCCTGAGCGGGGATTGCACGCTCAACTCTTCGGCGGCTATTACTTGCACGAAGACGAACTCCGTCGCGTTCGGAACGTTCGCCACGCAGAGCTACGCCACCCCTCCAGCCATCGGAGGTACGACTCCAGCGCCCATAGCGGCCACGACGCTCTCCGCGACGAGCCAGTTCACGTCGACCGTCGCCACCGGGACCGCCCCGTTCGTCGTTGCAAGCACCACTCCGGTCTCCAACCTCAGCATCGGCGGCAACGCGGCGACCTCCACCACAGCGACGAACCTCAGCGGCGGGACAGTCTCCGGGACCACGGGGACCTTCAGCAGCACGCTCGGCGTCACGGGGCTATCGACCCTGACCGGGGGAGCCTCAGTTCCCAGCGGAGCGACGCTCACGATTCAGAGCGGAGCGACCCTGGCTTGCGCTTCGGGCTCGACCTGTCCGACGCCGGGAATCGCCGGGTTAACGGCAGGAACGATGACGGTAGCGACCGGCGCGAGCGCCATCGGGAACTCCCTGTTCACCGACAACGGCACGACCGCGAGCTACTCGGGCTCCGGCGGTCTCGCGGCAACAGCGGGCCCCTTGACTTCGGGAAGCTCCACGGCGGGATTGGCGATCAAGTGCGAAGCGAACGCATCGCCAGCTTCTGGATTCATGGGCATCACGTTCCCCTCCTCATGCAGCTCAAGTTACGGCTTTTATAATTTCCCCTTGCTGCCCTCGTCGGCAGGAGTGTTTCTTGTAGGCGCGATCTCTGGAAGTGTTTCTTCTGTGACGGTCGGCCAAGTCCCAAGCTCGGCGCTAGCAAACACTTCTGTTACACCAGGATCTTATACTAGTGCGAATATCACGGTAAACTCTGAGGGGCAGATCACGGCGGCCACAAACGGCACGGGAGGGGGCGGGATTCTCCAAGCTCCGGCCTCAGCGCCGACGTTCTCTCCTGTGGCGGGCGCGATCACCAGCGGAACGACGATCTCTATTTCGACTGCGACCAGCGGGTGCAGTTCGTATATTTGG